ACCACATCATAAAGGAGAACATATCGTGGCATATATCAATGTATCAGCACAATCTGATTTCGCTACACTACACATCAGTACAAGTAGCGTAACAATCAGTGGAACTACTGCCAACACCTCCACTAGCGTACTAGAAGTACCAGCATTACAAAACATTACTCTTAACAACGGTAATGGTGTGTTCCGTTGGAAGTCTCTAGACTCTACTAGTGAGTCAGCAGTAGCAATCCCAGCAACCAACCAAATCAGCTTAAACGCTGTGGTTGATCCTAACAGTTTCTTTGGCGTCACAGGTGCCGCAGGAAGTGCTAACGCTAAGGGCCTATACGCTCTAAGCAATGAAAAGACTAAAATCAACTTCCGTATGTATTTTAACGGCGTTGACAGTGGTTCTAAGTATGTAAGTGGCACTGGCTACATTACAGGCTTGGCTCCTACAGTTAGTCCTGATCAGCCTGTATGGGTAACTCCATTGACTATTGAAGTTGATGGCGACCTATCAGCAATTCAGACCGTAGCCTAAAACCTACAAAAGAGGACTCTATTAAACCAGGGTCCTCTTCCCTTGAGTAAATAGTAGACAGGAGAGATTTATGGATTTTAACAACCTTAACAAAGGTCAGTTACTAGACAGCCTAATCGCTGAAGTAGCCAAGGGCCTTAATGAAGTGCGTCACGCACAAGACGATTTAGACAAAGCGGAAAGCAGAATGAAATTCGTTCTAGCAGTCCTACACAACTTAAAAGCAAGAGATCTACAGGAGTAAGATATATGGATATTTCAAAACTAGCAAAAAAACCCCAACTGATTGAGATCGTAGTAGATGATGAGGGCATTGTCACGGAGTACGGTGAACCTATCACCTTCTGGATGATGGACTTTATTGACATCAACACCTACTTTGAATTCTTTCGCAGTCAGACAGAGAAGAGCGGGCAAGAGATGAATGTGCTACTACGCAAAATCATTCTAAAAAATGATGGCACACCAGCATTGGGTGATGACGAATCACTACCAATTGACATAGCAGTAGCGGCATTGAGTAAGATCAATGAATCCTTGGGAAAGTCAAAAACCAAGTCGTTGATTCAACCCAGTGGGATTCAGCCAGAATGATCACCATAGGGCATCTTGCTAGAACATATGGTATGTTGCCCAGTGAGGTGGCCAGTCGTGCTACCACTTTTGATCTAATGGTCACTGACGTTTATACGACTTGGGAAAACTATCAGCAGAATCCAGATAGCACAGACCATTACAGCCAAGAGCAATTACTTGAGGCATTGAATAAGAGGAAATAACATGGCAGGCGAATTCAAACTAAGAATAACAGAGATCAAGCAGGCATTGAATCCTGTTAAAATGGCTAAAGATGCCTATAGGGTATTTGGTGCTAATACACCTATTAGAACAGGCAATGCCCGCCGCAATACACATCTATTTCAAGACACTATTGAAGCAGATTATCCCTACGCACAACGTCTTGATGAAGGGTATAGTAAGCAGAGACCAAATGGAATGACTAAGCCAACTTTGGAGTTCCTAAAGAATTATGTAAGAAAACAAGGATCCTAATATGTCAGCAATAGAAAACTTCAAAGTTAAAATTACTACAGAGGGCACTGATCAATTAGACCGTATTGCCCGCGGTGCTGAAAACGCATCTAACAAGATGAACATGCTGGCTGGTGCCATCCTTGGTGTTAGTTTTGTATCCTTTGTTAAGGGTGCGATTGATATGGCGGATCGCATCACTGACCTAAGTGACGCAACTGGCATTGCTGTAGGCAGTATCAAAGGATTTGAGGACGCATTATCAGCCGCAGGTGGCAAGGCCAAGAACGCTGAAAAGATCATTATGACTTTCTACCAAAGCATGGATAATGCTTTACAAGGTAGTGACAAGACAAGAGAAGCATTCCAAAAACTGGGTATCAGCATTGATGACCTAAAAAACAAGAGTGAAGCAGATCTATTAGGCAGAGCACTTACACAACTTGCTGGAATGGAGGAAGGAAGCACAAGAACAGCCCTAGCTACTGACCTATTTGGTAGAAGTATTCGTGCTGTTGATCTAAACAAATTCCTACAAGAACTTAAGGATGGTAAGAAGTCAGCATTTGAAGCCGCTAAGGACCTTGAAGCCGCTGGAGAAGCCGCTGATAGAATGGATAAAGCATTTAGAACACTACAAGAAGGTGCTCTAAAAGCATTTGGTCCTATCATTAAACATCTAGGTGATGCTAAGACAGGTGCTGATGATGCCGCAACAGGATTCAAAGTCCTAGCAGGTGTTATGGCCCTAGCATTTGGTGCTCAGATCCTAGCCAATATTATTTCTATTAACACAGCATTAGGTATCACAGCAGGTCTATCTAATGTAATTGGTAAAGGACCATTAGGTGTTATTGCCAAGTTAGGTGCCCTAGGTGTTGGTGCTGTCACCATTGCCAACATTGAAGACCTAATCAAGAAGAATGAAGAACTAAAAGATAGTGCTGACAAGGCTGTTGCCGCACAAACAGGTGCTGGACAGACAGGTGCTGTAATTGAAGGTAAGAAAACTGATAATAAGCCAGCTAATCGTCCCGCAGGTATTAGTCCTAAGGATCAAGCCCTTATTGACAGTAACAAGCGTATCACACAAAGTATTGCTGAACAACGCAAGTATGCTGAGATGGTCACCAATGATGACATTTTTAACATTCGTAGATCAGCACAAGCAGACATTGAAAAGATGGAAGCAGAAGTCAGAGGCAATAAACTTCTAGGTGATACACAAAAAGAAAAAGAAATTGCTCAACGACGCCTAGAAATCAATGCCAAAGCTGACCAAGACATTGCCAAGATCCGTGCTGACAATGAGCGTCAGATGAATCAAAGCATTCAGTCATTTGCGTTTTCTAATACAGAGCGTGATAAAGCAATACAACTTGAACTTGAAATGGCCAAACTAACTGCTCTTGATGCTGAGGAGCGTAGAAACATTCTTGATCTTGAGAAGCAACGCAATCAAATTCTTGAAGAATTCCGCCGTACTAGAAATGTAACAGCAGAAGAATTGGCAATCAAAGAAGCACAATTAAATGCTGAAATGATGCGTGGTGTTGAACTAATCAAACAACAAACGCAAGAACGCCGTAATCAACAAAATGATCAAACTGCTGGTGCTGTTAAACGCATGAATGACATTGCTGACAGCCTAACACCATTCAAAGTTGGTGGCATGATGGTTGATAGTGTGTTCAACAACATGACTTCAGCATTGGACAAGTTTGTTGAAACTGGCAAGTTCAAGTTCAGTGACTTTGCCGCTAGTGTTATTCGTAACCTATTGATGATACAGCTTAGAGCCAGTGCTACATCATTATTCAACAGCGTTGGTGGTGGTGCTGGTGTTATGAACTTCCTAAGTTCAATATTCAAAGCAGGTGGTGGACCAGTTAGTGCCAACAGTCCTTATATTGTTGGTGAGCGTGGACCTGAACTGTTTGTTCCTAAAGTCAGCGGAAGCATTATACCAAATAATAAAATGACTGGACAAGGAGCCTCACTAGGAGGAAGTCCAACGTACATCACCAACAACATATCAGCCATTGACAGCAAGTCCGTGGCACAATTATTTGCGGAGAACAGAACCATACTATTTGGCAATGTTGAACAGGCACGCCGCGAGATGCCAATGAGGACTAGATAATGAGTTTACAGACAATTATTAACAAGGCAGAATCAATACAGTTTGATCGCCGCAAGGTAGTTGGTGTTCAATACACTCGCAGTGAATTGCCCAAGACCACAGAAACAGTTACTAAAAATCCATGGCGTATGAGTGTTACAGTCAGTGCCATGTTTCCTTATGCTGACTACAGAAGCCTATTTGAAACCATTGACAACATGGATCGCAACACCACAGAAACAGTTTCCTTTAGCAGTATTCCTTGGATTGCGGCCTATGACAATGCCAATCAAATGAGTTCAGCACAGGTCAGTGCTCTATTGATCAGCGGCGTAGGAACCAAGAGCTTTACACTCAGCAATTTGCCATCCACTTTAGTCTATCCCAGCACCAAGGCATTGTTTAAGAAAGGTGACTTTATACAGGTTGCTGGCAAGCCACATCCATTTACTGTCACAGCAGATGTTTTGAGAGGATCAGGTAGCACAGTGGTTGTGCCCGTACATCGCCCTACTGGTATATTGACAGGTACGCTAACAGGCCTTGGTATTACTGTGGGCAAAGATGTTCAATTCAAAGTATTTTGTCCTAACATGCCAACCTATACATTAATAGCAGGCAAGTATGCTCAATTCAATGACAGTTTTCAACTGTATGAAGATCTAGGAACAGCATAATGGGAACAATTACACAAGTTCAAAGCACCTCAACTGTCCGTGATGCGGAATTTGTGCGTGTTACATTACCTAGTGGAACAGTCTATGGACTTTCTACCAGTTACAAAACTGAAACATTCAGTGGTGGCAGTTTTGTAACCACATTCACTCCAATGGGTGCCCTAGTATCTATCAGCCAACAACAGCGTGATCTCAGTGTTACCAGCTTTGATACCAACATAGCTCTTGCTGGTGTAGATGAAACACAAATTGGTACAATCATTGATGCGGGTATCAAAGGTGGCAAGATTCAAATGTGGCGTGGTTTCTATGATGCTGACTACAATCTAACAGCCACATACCTACGCTACACAGGCATTATCACTGGCTATGTCATTGATGAAAACTTTGGTGATCGCAGTGATACATTTGTTCTAAGTCTACATTGTAGTTCATTCAAGCAGGTTCTTGAAACTAGAGTTGCTGGACGCTTTACTAACAAAAACAGTTGGCAGAGTTTTTATCCCAATGACAAATCAATGAACAATGTAGCCGCTTTGGCCAATGTAAAATATGACTTTGGAAAGAGACTAGCATGAAGATTAGACCAGCAACCAAGTTTGACATCCCACAGTTGATTGAGATGTTGAAACGATATAGAGATCACAGTCCATTGGCCTGCCTTAAACTGTCCAATGAAGAAGCCTACATTCAAGAATTACTACATCAGGTAATTGTTGGACGTGGCATTATTTTTGTTGCTGACTATGTTAAAGAAATAGCGGGTATGTTGATTGCTGTTCGCAATACCAACGCATGGGATCCCAACATAATGGCATTGAATGAATTATGCTATTGGGTTGATCCACAGTACAGAAACACATCAGCAGGTTACAAACTGTTGAGCAAGTATAGAGACTACGCACAAGAGTTAAAAGAGCAAGGAGCGATTGAATACTTCACAATATCAAAGATGGTTAACAGCCCAGATTTGAATTATGATAGATTTGGTTTCCGCAAGTTAGAAGAAATGTGGGAGCAATGATATGCCAGCAAGTTTAGTTTTATCAGCAATCTATGGAGACATGATTCTAGCAGGTGCCGCATTGGGTGCCACTGGAGTTGCCGCCGCTAGTTTTGCCATCAATGTAGTGGCCACTGTGGCATTGAACAGTCTATTGGTCAAGCAACCTGAACTACCTGGTGAACAGGGACAAATGGGTGGGCGTGTTCAATTGCCCGCGGCTACCAATAATAAACTGCCAGTGGTCTATGGTGATGCTTGGGTAAGTCCAATCATTGTTGATGCTAGGATCAGTGATGATCAGCAGATGATGACCTATGTATTGGCCCTATGTGAATCCACTGACACGGGAACAATAAGTTTTGGCAATGTCTATTGGGATGACAAGCGTCTACTGTTTGATCCAGCCAATCCAACTGATATCTGGGGATGGTTTATTGAAGGTAATAGTGAAGAAGCTGAAGACAATACCATTATCACTGGTGTTGCTGGACGCATTTCAATGGCATTCTATGGCAATGGTAGTGCTAATCTAGGAACTACACATCATTGTATCAGTCAAAGCTATGTAGGCAGTGAACAACCAACAACATTCCCAGCGTGGGAAGCAGTTCCAGGATGGGATTCTACCTATACCATGGACAAGACAGTATTTGTAGTTGTTCAAGTTGAATATGATCAAGATCACGGAGTAACTGGCCTAGGACAGTTGCGTTTCAATGTCAAGAACACATTAAAACAACCAGGTAGTGTCATGCTTGACTACCTACAAAATGATCGCTATGGTTGTGGAGTTGATGTGACTAATATCAACACCTCAGCGTTTACAGCACTAGATACCTATAGTGCTACAGAATTAAGTATTGGAGACATCACACTAGCAGATCGTTATCAGATCAATGGTGTTGTTGAAACCAGCAGAGATTGTCTCAGCAATCTAATCATCATGGCTGACAGTTGTGATAGTTGGGTACAATGGAATGAACAGTTAGGTCAGTGGGGTGTTCTAATGAATAGATCATTCACTGAAAGTGGTGGTAACACATCAACCATGCGTGTGTTCACCAGTGACAGCATCATTGGTGGCATACAAATCAGTCCATTAGATCTAAACAGTACCTACAATGCTGTGAATGTACAGTTTCCTAACTACACAATACAGGATCAAAGTGATTTCCGCTTGTTAGAAATTGATGCTGAAGATCGCAGTCCATATGAACCCAACAATCAATTGAGCTTGAACTTGCCATTGGTCAACAATGACGGACAGGCTACCTACATTGGTTGGAAACGCTTGTATGCCAGCCGCAATGACATTATCATTAACTTTACCACAGATTTCAGTGGTATACAAGTTGATGCTGGTGAAATCATTGCTGTCAAACATGATTGGTATGGATTTACTGCGGGCAACTATGGTGGAATAGCCTATCCTGGCAAACCATTCCGCGTAACACAGATTAGAGAAATCAAAAGTACAGATGGCTCACTAGGTGCTCAAATCACTGCCATTGCCTACAATGAACAGGACTACAGCCCAGGTGAACACTATTCAACTGTGAGAAACTTCAGTGGTTATACTGATCCTGAATACATCAGCAAACCACCTGCTCCAACTATACCTGAAGATCTAAAATTCCCTGACAAAGGAAACTTTGTTGTTGAGTGTCAAATACCTGAATATGGCAATACACTAGAAGTAGAATTATGGTATAGCAGTAATGGTAGTGCCTTTGATGAAAACAATTATGTATTGTTTGGCATACAGAACTATTCTGAAGGACCTGTTTATCCCAAGGTTGACGAAAATGATGATCCATTCTTTGAACAGTTTAGATTAGAGAATGTACCAACTGGTAATTATTACTTTAGAAGTCGTGCCCGTGGTGAAAATACTGTTAGCGAATTCAGTGAACCTAGTAGCGTAATAAACTGGACATTGACTGGTGTTGCTATCAGTGGAACACAAATTGAAGATGGGTCACTAACAGGTAGCAAAATTGCCACAGGCGATCCACAAAAGACAGGCACCAGTCAGTCAGGTGGATTCTTTGACACACTGGGACCAATTGGCACAGCCGCCCTAGTTGGAGCCGCTGGCTATGGACTGTACAAAACAGGTATTTTGAATGATATCATTCCCAAGGATTTCAGTCTATTTGGTGGTGGTAATGATGCTGGTATTACAGATACAGCACCTAATGTTATCCAGCGATTCTTTGATCCAAATGGACAACGCACTGAAGTAGCACAAGTAGGTGGAACACAAGAGATTATCATGGACCAAGGTAGATATGATGGATATGCCCGTGATATAGCACAAAACGAAGACAACGGCCTAGGTGGTTTCCTTGATGGAGACTGGGGTGGTTGGAGCGATTTTGGTTAATGGAGATATAAATGGCAAAGAATACAAATAAGTTTGGATCACAAGGTGGTGGTGGTGGTGAACTTAATGGCGTTAGTCAAACCAACTTTAGTCCTGCTGGATTTAACATTGTTGATGGTGATGGCAAGGTCATTAAGAATGTCACGGTCAACACCAAGGGACAGGCTACCTACAGCAAACTATTAACCACTGCTGACATTGGACAAAAGACAATCAAGGCACACTTCACTGGCGACAAGCAGTATGCCAGCGGACCTCTTGACAGTTTCTCAGTAAAAGTTCAAGACGGACAAGGATTAAATGATACCAAAGGACAAGCAGGCACAGTCAACAAGATTGTAGCAGGTCCTGGTATCTATATCAGTGCTCCAAACGGTGAGGGTGTTGTAACAATATCAACAGATCCTCTTAATCTAGATACATTTAAGGCTGATATTTTTGATGTCAGCTGGAGCACCATTGTTTATGATTACGATAATTCCTACAAGCCTATATATTCATCCAGACCTTATGGAATTCCTGGACAATTTACTGCGGTTGGTTCAGGTGGCGTGATTTTGCGTAGTCGTGATGGTGACAATTGGGTACAGATGTTTCCATATACACAAGCAGATATGTATGCGGCTTCAAGTGAAATCAATCCTGTATTCAATGAAAACAACATGGAATATGTGGCTGTTGGAGCAGGTGGACAGGCCGCATTTGGTATACTAGGCGGAACAACAGACAGTCTTGAAAGTGTTGGACAACTCAGCGATCAAGATGGACTTGTTGATGACGATCTTTATGGTGTGGGCATATTTGTTAATGATGCTGTGGTAGTTGAAAATAAACAATTTACAGGTGGCCTAACTGCCGCGGCTGTGAACTGGGACTTTGCCGCTACCACTTCAACTGGTGCTCCATTGGTAGTTACATCAACTGCTGAAGTCTACGCACACTATAAGATTACAGATGTTGCCCTAAGAGACAGTGGTGGAACACCAACCGTAATATTCAGTGATAGTGCTAATGATGTTATCAAGTTTGATATTTCAATGTTTGTGGACGAAGTTCGTATCACTCCAGGCACCAACATTACTGGTGTTTATAAACTATTATTAAAGAGTCCAGATGATGTTATTGAAGCATTGAGTAGATCAATCACTACAGTGGCAGAAGAAGCCGCGGCCGCATATGATGCCGCATACTTCTCAAACTTATACCTACAATGGTATGGCAGTGACGCAGTTGGAGCAGTTCAAAATAGAAGTTACTTTGCTCCTCATATCAGTATATACATTGGTGAACCAGGTACAACATTAACGCAGGTCTATCATGGTTATGCCGCTAGTGGATATCCATATTGGGTTGCCAGCAACTACAACAACACAAAATTAACCATAGAAGTTGGTGAGGCAGGTGTTGATCTAAACATTGGCAAATATGAAATGCGTGTAGATGTTAAAGCCGCACACACAAGAGATCATGTGGACTATTCATTCACCACAGTTTTTACAGTAGGACCATAACATGACCACATATTACGCAACAGCAACTAATAATCTTTATCTAACAGCCAGTTATGGAACAGCCACACTAGGGGGTGCTATATTCAGTGGTAAGCCTGATCCAACACTACCACCTCCACAGCTC